AATGCACCGGAAGTTCGCCCATGAAGAGAGCCACCGGCTCCGGTGCAAGCTGCTGCACTTCGGCGTTAAGATAAACGTCTTCCTCACCGGGAAGAACGAGCCTGCCTCTGCCATGCAGCACTGAATATATGCTCCTGAGATTTTCAGGGGAAGCGTTTTCTATGACTGTCTCGATCGTCAGATCTGCACTCCGGTAGATGCCGGTACGCCGGATGAGTTTCGATGTCCTGCCGGGGACTGATATCTCCCCAACTTCCTCTGCCCATGAAGGACGCACTACCGGCTTCGTGACAATCAGACCAAGTTCTCCGCTGGAAATGCCGTTCCAGAAGAATTCACTCATATACCTTTTCCCTCCTCGATACGCCGCTGTTCCGCAGCCAGTCTTTCTGCCAGTCTTGTAACATCATAGTCCGATGAGACTGCCGCATTCACTGTGATGTTGTTGTATATCAGCTTCTTTGCACCGTCTCCGCTGCCAACGGGAGTGTTCTTCGCAGTCCTGCTCAGAGGCGTTACCTTCACTCCGCCGTTGATGAGTTCGATGAGTTCAGGACCTGCCTCAGCTACTATGCCTGCTCCGGATATCCATCCGCCGGCTGCTTTATAGTCGGTCTTTGAAACATACCCAATCTTATAGTCGCCTTGACCGCCATTATATAGTTTTGCATCCCAATCACTGCTGATATTGTGCGTCTGTAAGCTGTTTGTTGCCCACATGTACCTTGTAGACCAGCTCTGGAACTGAGTACCGAACAGTTCACCAAGTGAAGCGCCGTTTTCCAACGCCCATGAAACCATTCCGGAAGTATCCGGATAGAAATTGCTCAGTGCCTCCTGCACCTTTTTTTCGAATTCATCATCATAGCTGCCGGCAGTGAGAAGACCTGAATCCGCGCCCCATTCCAGAAGGTCGAGGATATCAAAACCACGGTCTATCTGTGTCTGTACAAGCGTCTTGAAATCGGTGCTGAACATATCGCCCACGTCAAGACCGGAATCCTTTCCCCATTTCGCCAGTGCAGAGATATCGAATCCCTTGTCCAGCATATCCTGCACTCTGTCCATGAACTCGCGGCTGAATACGTCTCTCAGGTCGTCAACTGCCAGAGCACCTGCCTCAACAGTCTCGCCCAGAGATGACAGCGCCTGATCCACAGCGTACTGACTGCCTGCGTCTATTGCAAGCTCCATGTCTGCCAGAGATCTTGTGACCATTTCCCGGAACTTTTCCTGCCGTTTCTGAAGATCTGACTCATGCTCCAGTGCGTATCGGTCACCATAGTCGGAGTCGTAGAGGATGCTGCTGACTTTGCTGTAGTCTTCACTGGCAAACGCCGTCTCAGCCTCTCTGAGCTGCGATTCCCAACCCAGTGATCCCTCATATACACCCTGATTCTCGTTCATGAGCCTTTGATTCATTATGATCTCAGCGGAAGTGTCTTTCCACTGCTCGGAGATGTCATACAGTTCCTGAACTATCTGATCGTACTCTTCATCGCTCAGGTTTTCATACTTCCGGTCAAATTGTGCATTATGCCCCCTTGCTACAGAAAGCCAGTAATCATCAGGAGCAAATGTCACCATTGAATGACCTGTAATTTCTTTGAACCGCTCATCAGCTTTCATAAATTCCGGCTCCGACATCAGTTCGTTCCTTTTAGCGTACGCCTCCTGATAAGCAGTCCGTGCATCAGCCTGCACTTTTCTCTGCTCTGTAGCCTGAGACATGAACTCGTCCAGATACATTGAAGCCTTTTTCTTCTCGATGAGTTTGTCCACCTCGGCTTCCATGTCCTTGTACCGGTCTATCTGGTTGCCGGTCATGGTGTACTCGGTACCGAGAGCGGTATTCAGTTCCCCGAGAAGGTATTCCGCCCTTTTCTTGTCAGCATCCCGCACTTTCCCGGTGGAATCAGTCAGCTTGTCAAGTTCCTTCCAGAGATCCTTTGTGCGTTCAGTCTCGGCGTTGATATCCCCTGCGCGTTTATAGAAATCATCCTTCATGGAATTCAGACTTCCGCGCAGACCGTCCACAGCGTCCAGTTCTTCTTTGTACTGCTCTTCCATTTTCTCGGTGGCTGTGAGTTCGTCGTGCTGAGCGTCCGTCAGCAGCTGGAAAGCTGTCGTGAGAAGTCCCACAGCACCGACTGCCGCAACGATAACGCCCTGCGGTCCTGTCATGGAAGTCAGCAGACCGACGAATTTTGTGGTCTTATCGTAGAGCTTGTATGAAAGGTATGCAGCAGCAGCCGTCTTTATCAGCGGCATCAGTGCCTGCACCGCACTAATTACCTTCGGTACATTCCGTATAGCAAAGCTCAGACCGTCAGCTCCGGCACGAAAGACCTTTGAAAGCGCACTCTGGATCTCCGGCATGTGTTTTGTTATGTACTGCACGCCTTCGCGGAGAACCGGTTCCAGTTCCTTGGAGAGCGATATCTTCATGCCGTCCACCGCACTCTGCATCACTGTCATATCGCCTTGCAGGTTGTCCATCATAGTCGTGGACATATCAGTTGCTGCGCCGTCACAGTCTCTGATAGCACCGGAAAGCTTTTCCACATCCTCCGGCGCTGCATTCATAAGAGCCAGCCAGCCGGACAGAGCATTCGTACCGGCGATAGTCTTTCCGTAGGAAGTCTGCTGCTCATCTGTCAACCCTTTCCATGCTTCTCTTGTCTCATTGAGAACGTCTCCGAAGTCCCGGGCTGAGCCGTCAGCATTGTAGAACTGCACTCCGAGTTCCTCAGTCAGAGTGCCAAGAGCCCCCAGACTGTTCTTGCTTGCTCCGGCATCTGTGGAAAGTCTTGTTATGATAGAACGCAGCGCAGTTCCTGCCTGAGTTGATTTGATGCCGGCATTAGCCATAAGACTTATAGCCTCGGCTGTATCCTCAATGGAATAGCTCATTGCGCCTGCGACGGGTGCAACGTACTTGAACGTTTCGCCCATCATGCTGACATTGGTGTTCGCGTTGGAGGATGCAGCTGCAAGAACGTCCGCAAAGTGTCCGGCATTATCGGCGCTGAGTCCGAAAGCTGTCATAGCATCGGTCACGATGTCGGAAGTCGTTGCCAGATCCTCACCGGATGCAGCTGCAAGCGAGAGTATACCGTCTATACCGCCCAGCATCTCCTCAGTCTTCCAGCCTGCCATAGCCATGTAGTTGAAAGCCTCGGCAGATTCTGAGGCAGTGAACTTTGTGGAAGCGCCCATTTCCTCAGCCTTAGCCGTCAGGAGCTCCAGTTCATCACCGGTCGCACCGGATATAGCAGCCACCTGAGACATGCCCGCCTCGAAGTCAGCTCCGGTCTTCACCACATCCGCAGTGAAATCCTTCAGCTCCCTTGCAGCCATTTTTATGCCGTCTGCCGCAAGTTCACCCAGAGCAACAGTCATGGCGGATATACCTCCGCCGGCAGCTTCTCCGGCTGCGTCGCCAAGTCCCCGCACATCTCCGGAAGTATCTCCTGCATCATCGCCGAGGGCACGGACCTTTTCATCTGCATCTTTAAGTCCGTTCTCATAGCGTCCGACTTCCGAACGTGTATTCTCTATCTCCCTCTGGAAAGCCCTGTACTGCTCTTCATTTACAGCGCCTTTGCTGAATTCCGCATTCACCTGTGCCTGTGCATCCTCCAGCAGTTTCAGCTTTTCACGGCTTTTTTCCAGAGCGTCATTGAGCAGTTCCTGCTTCTGTGACCACAGCACAGCGGAATCAGGAGCTTTTTTCAGGGAATTCTCCACCTCTCTCAGTTCTGACGCTGTCTTCTTGCCGGCTGTCTCGACGCCTTTCAGCGCCTTGTCAAGTCCGACTGTGTCCGCGCCTATCTGTATCGTAATGCCTTTTATCGCTTTACCTGCCATTCTTTCCGAACCTCCTCAGCGCCTCACGGTCTGGCTTTGTCTGCTGATAGTAATATGCGTTCTCCAGGTACTCCCTGCCTGCCTCGCTCCGGCTGCATCCCCAGACCACTGCGTCATGGAGGTAGCCGAAGTATTCGAACAGTTCCAGTTCCTCCACCTCCCGGAAGCTGAGCCTCGTGTAATCTGATACAAGCTTCTCATCACCGGTGGGATTCTTGAAATACGCCTTATCCTCGCCGTCTCCGGGATAATAAGGCGTTATGAGTTTGGGTCAGCGCTCCGCTCGGCGTTTATCCATGAATTCAGTCCGCGCATGAACCTGCTCAGATCATCGACTGTGAAGTTGTCGATGACGTATTCCTCTGTCACTGCTATGCCTTCGTCATTGGAAGTGCATATCTCTGCCACTGCACGGAAGAGCTGCACGTCGTTCTTTGCGGTGAGCAGTCCCTTGTAGTACTGTCTCAGCGTAGGCGGCTTGATATTCAGCACCGTTCCGCTGTCAAGTGTGAATGTGAATCTTCTCATAGTGATCTCCTTTGCTTATAGAAAACGGGACGCCGTCAGACAGCGTCCCTTTCTGCTTAAAGTTTATGTTCCGGATGAAGCGGATGCGGCTTCGACTATCTCCTCTTCGTGAATGAGGAGAGTACCGTCCGCGTCAAGCTTGGGTTCAAGCTCGAATGTGGGATTGAGCACAGTCTCCTGTGTGGGCGACCATACTGCCTCCCAGCCGCCTGTATTGACACCGACGCCGGTTATCCTCACATCGCCGTCAACAGCGTCCCTGTGAACACCGCGTATGAGATAGCGCTTGCCATCATCATTGGTGATGCCGCCTATCTTTGTAGTGCGCTTGCCGTCTGCCTCTGTAACTCTCGCGGTGGCGATGAGCTTCTTCAGCGTGTTGCCGTTCCAGGTGATATTACCGTATGCTATGGATGCGTTCTCGCCGGTGAGCTTGCGCTTCTTAGCCTTTCCGTCATCGGATTCGGCAAGGTACCATGTGGCATTGTAGCGGACTGTCGCGCCGTTCTTGGTGCGGCCTATCATGTTGGCTTCTGTCTCGATGACATTGTCCGCCGGGATAGTTCCTCCGGTGAATTCCACGATATAGAAATCCATGGAGCCGAGAGGTATGCGGTTCAGTTCCTTAGTCTGTGTGTGTGACATTATCGTTTCCTCCTGTTTTGATTATCGTATCGAATGAAAATGCTGTCATGAACATCTTTTCATCCTTCAGATATGTGTCTGCGGATTTTTTTATTTCCCTGTCCGCAAAAAGGGATTCTATCTGCCGTTCAAGAGCAGGCGTCTTTCTGTCTGCATACAGTTCAACTGTTATTTCAGTTTCCCGCAGGAGATTCAGCGCATCGGCTCCGCGGATGTCCGTGCCTGATTCATAGTACACCATGAACGGCAGTTTCTGTGGTTTATTGAACATCATATAAGCTACAGGTATGCCGATGCTGTCCAGTATTGCCTTTATCTCACTGAGCTCCATTACAGTCCCTCCAGAAGTTTATCGGTCTTCTTTTCCGCATGCTCCTGCGCTGTGCTGATATGCGGTATCGCCCTTGCTCTTGTAGTTCCGTCACGGTTCAGATGTCCTTTTTCCAGCAGATGAGTCAGGCGGTAGTGTCTTCCTCCGGCATAGACCGTCACGGTCATGCTGCCGCGGACCTTTTCGAAACGTGTTTTCCAGCTTCGCCGGTATGCGCCCTTGTCAACCGGTGAGAGTGCCCTGACTTCCTCGGCAGCTTCCTCACCTATGGCCTTTATGCCTTCCTCTACCTTCTCCGTGATCTCCTCCGTGAACTCCGCGCAGCACTCCGTCAGTGACTTTACAAATTCATCAGGTGTTATGCTCATCCCTGACACCTCCGTTATGCTGTTCAGCCCTTATGACAAGTTCCCGGTGCTGCTCCATTACGTCATCAATGTGCTTCACATCGTACACCAGTCCTTTGTAGACTATCCTCAGCTCAGATGAGAGTTTCCCTTCCATGCAGGATGAATAGCGTATCCTGAACTGCATATCGTTCTCGGAGTTTACCTGTGCGGCTGCATAGTATTCCCTTCCGCCTGTGCCGATTATCTCCGCCCATGGACGGAAAAGTACAGTCCAATGGGAGAGGTCATTGCCGATATCGTCCTGTTCTTCGGTGAGATATTGTATCTCGATCTTTTTGTTGTATGCCATAGCATCACCCCAGATGATTCACGGCATACATACTGAGTATGGTCTTTACCGTGGGAGATACCTGCCTGTGAAGGCTCAGTGTGTAGTCCCTCTGCGTGAACATATCATTTACCAGCACCATGCAGGCTATCGTGAGATCTTCATGATTGTCGCACTGGTTGTCATCAAGCCCGGTATAACCTTTGATATATGCCTTTGCGGCAGATATGAGTGCTGTGATGATATCATCACTGTCGCTGTCTGAGATACCGCAGTAATCTTTTACTATTTCCGGTGTGAGCTCACTTATCTTCATATCGTTACCGCCTTTCTTTATGAATTAAGCGGACAAGCTCTCACCTGTCCGCTGCATTGTTTATGATGCCTTGATCTTGAGCACAGCAAGCTTCTGCTCATCTGTTACCTTTGAATCGAACTCAAACCACGCATCAATGCCGATAGCATGCTGAGTGTGGTATGCTTCCCTGAGTACCTCGATACCGATATCCTCACGGAAGTTCACGGAGAGTCCGCTGTAGTCACCGTAGAGGACAGCAAGCTTGTTGCCGCCGATCTCGTCCATATTATCAGAGAGATGCACAGGCTTTCCGAGAAGTCTGAAGGGGAATTCCGCTGTAACATCAGGCTGGATAAGAGGTCTGTTGTCGCCGTCTTTGAGCTGTTTGAGTGCAGTGAAAGTATTGGATGTCATTGTCCAGCAGGAGTTTTTCTGATACTTCTGCTTTACAGCAGCCTGAACTGCGATAAGATCATCCAGACCGATAGCAAGCGCAGTGCCGGTAGTCACCACATTGCTTGTCTTGGTAGCGCCCTGAGCTGCGGAAGAACCTGATCCCTTGAGCAGCTCCTGTTCAAGGAACTGTGCTACCTTCTCAGCGATCTTGTTGATGACGAAATTAGTCACATTGATCGCTGAACTGTTTATAACGCTCTTTCCGATAAGAACGAGAGCTCCTGCAAGGTATCCGCCCAGATCCACCGATGTGAACTTGCCGCTGTCAGCTGTGAGCGGAGTGAACTCAGTTGCATAGGCTACAGTCACATCGTGGGTGCTGTTCGCCTTTGTCCACTTGGGGATCTTGAGCGTACCTTTTTCATGGTACACCTCAGCTCCTGCGAGAATGGGACACATATCAACTGCTGCATCGATGATACGCTTGGCGATCGTCGTAGGCACTGTTGATGCACCGTTAGTCCAGTCGATGTTCTGCTCGCCTGCTCTCATCTCGGTGATCTTGCCGTTGATGAAGTCAGCGAACGCTCTCTCCTCGATCTGCTCCTGTGTGAGCTGTTCACCCTTGGGAGTTGCCTGAGGTGCAGGGAGATCAGTTATCCCCTTTGCTCTCTCCTCGGCCTTGATAGTAGCGTCAAGCTGTCTGATCTCAGCCTCTGTCTCGTCAAACTTCTTTGCCTCCTCTTCTGTAAAGGCTCTGTTCTCAGTCTTTACAGCTTCCAGCATGGAATTGAGAAGGACTACAAGTCCGGCTCTTCTTTCAATAAGCTTTTTCATTG